AAGCCGCTTAATGGGTCACTCGGCGGGAACTAGGGCTACGGTGTTGGTGCCAACCGGCACAGCGGCGCCGTTGGTAACAGTGCCGGTCGCCGATGCGCTGGTGATGTTGGACTGAACGCTGGCGTACTTGAAGGTGGTGGAAGTCACCTCCGTAATGGTGAAGGTGCCATTCACCAGCGGGTTGGAGCAACCCACGGTCACAACCTCGCCGACCAGCATGGTGTGGGCGGCCGACAGGGTGATGGTCACCACGTTGGAAGCAAGCGCCACGTTGCTGATGTTCAGCGTGCCAGTGCCAGGGCGCACCCGGACCGCAGCCACCCGAACGTCACCAGTCACCGAACCGGCGACCTTGACGGCAGCACGGATTTGTTTGCCGCCGACAACGACCTCATTGATTGCGCCAGCGGTGGCGGTGACCACACCGATGTTGGCGTAGGCGGAGGCAGCGCTTAGGGCAGCGCCTTCGGCAACGTGAGCGGCCTGCAGGATGTAGCCGCCAGCAGAGTTACTGGAGCCACCGGAGGCGATAAGCTTCCAGGTATTCTGGGCTGCCAGGTTGGTAGTGAGCAACCGAGCGGCCCCGTTGCGGGTTTCGGCGGGACGGCCACGGGCGCCGGCTAGGACGCTGCCGACCAGTACGGTCGTTGCATCCAGTAGATAGCCCCTTCGGGGGGCCAGTCCTGTTGCGCGTGCCATGAATCAATTAGTCAGGGGATGGATGAATAAATAAGGCAATGATCAGGCGGTCATTGCGGCATTGGTGATGCCGTAAACGCGGGCAGCGCTGCGACCATTCATAATCGCAAGGCCTACAGACCATTCGATCCGGGTGCGATCCACTGGGGCATCGGATACTTCTCCGAATGCCTTTACGTCAACCCCATACCCACCAGCCGAATCGGGACCTTGGATGCCGGTGACCTGCTGATCGCCGTAGGCGACGCAGTAAACACTGGTGGTGCTGCCATCCTCGGTAAAACCTTGGATGGTCACGTTTTGGGCGTTGGTGTCAGTGACGACGATCCGAGTGTCGCCATAAGTGGTGACGAGCTTGCCAAACTCGTCTCGCGTGGTAGTCAGGAATCCACCGATAGTGGAATTACGACTAGCAGCGGTGAGGCGCCGACGCATCGACTTGCCCATGTGGACAACCTTGTTATCGCCATCCACGGCGTCAATCAGCTCATCCAGCAAGCCAAGCGAAAATGCACCGCTGGCGTTAAAGGCTTGAGAGCTGTCGGTGCCAATCCGCTTCCTGAGGCCATCAAAGCTGCGAGGATCAATCGACTCATCGCCGTTGAACATGTAATCCTCAAGCGTTAGCCGCATGGATCGCAGCTTCGCCTCGATTTGCTGAGCCCTTACCTGAGGGCCATTGTTTTTGATGAGGTGCATGTCCACATCAATGTCGCCGCCAAACGGCTTGAGGCGTTCGTACTCAGGATTGAGCACGCCATAGGTAGACTCGTAGGTTTCATTGATACCACGAAACCCAACACCGGGCAGCTCGGCTTCGGTGAGGTAGTCAATACCACCTTGCACATTGACAAAAGGTACGAGGCGGATTACCTCGCTTTCGGCAAGAGCGCGAATAACGGCCACCCGTTGTTGATTGGTATCAACTTTGGCGGCCTCCAGAAGTGTTAGTCCCATTGGGGGGAGGTTCGGGTGAAGGTCAAAGGGGTGGCATCACGCCGGGAAGACATTGCAGGGCGTCACGCCGAGCTGTTTGGATTGGGACCACCTCAGGCATCACACGATTTATAAGTCTCGTCTTTTTCAACAACACCTTCACAGGCTTCTTTGACATTGATTTTCGCGTTGCGGCATGCGGTTCCCAAGGCAACCATGGAATCGCTAGCGGCATTTTTCATGTCGCAAAAATAGTCCTGCTGCTTTTTCGCATCTTCGCAGGTACCCACGCGTGTCTTTTTCTCGCCGTGATGATCTGCCACCGCGACGCCCCCAACCAATGCCAACATTAGCCCCAAGACCAACGTGCTTTTTATAGATTTCATTATTTCGTCCTCCTGTTCTCAATCAGCGATACAGTGCGTGTGCCGTATG